TTCTTAGGACATCAGACCCGTATGGATTATCTAGAAGTCCTCTTTAGGTTGCAGACATGATTAAAGACAAATATTCCGTATGGTTATGCGGTCAATGTCAAGAACCAATTAGAGAGAAACAGGTCCGCTGCAGTAACTGTAAAATCCTATTCGATTGGGATTAATCCCCCCCTTTATTTCCAGTCCAGTTAGCAACAAGTGCCAGCTTCTGTTTGCATAACCATTTCTCCAATAGGTTCCGTATCTGATGCTGCAGCAAAACTATACAATTCGGGAGACCATGCGAGACATTCCCACCTAGAACTAGCGGGTGATGTTTGGGTTGTCCAAGTTATACCATCGGGAGATGTCATTATTCTATCTCCTGTTCCAGTGTTTGAAACTGCACAAAAAATTCCAATTTCGGGAGACCATACCACTGACTGCCAACTATTAGCAACGGCAGCAGCTCTTGCAGTCCAAGTTATACCATCTGGCGATGTCATTACCCTGTTTGTTCCATCTTCTGAAACTGCTGCAAATAATGTTAAATCTTCAGACCATGTGACAGATTGCCAACTATTAGCTTCTGCAGCAGTTCTTGCAGTCCAAGTTATACCATCTGGCGATGTCATTACCCTGTTTGTTCCATCTGATGAAACTGCTGCAAATAATGTTAAATCTTCAGACCATGTGACAGATTTCCAAGTGTTATCTTCTGCACTAGTTCGAGTTGTCCAGGTTATACCATCGGGAGTTGTTGCGACCCTGTCACCAGTTCCAGTTCGGGCCACCGAACAAAATAAAGTTAATGATGGAGAATAAGTTACACTCATGTAAAAATTAGTATTTGGGTCTGTTCTATTTGTCCAAGTTATACCATCGGGAGATGTCATGACGCCATTGGAATTTTCTGCAACTCCAACGAATTGAGATTGGTCACTAGACCATACAATGGAAGACCACCCATGGTTTGGAACTGTTCGAGTTGTCCAAGTATTTCCATCGGGAGATGTCATGCAATCACTAGAGGATAAAGCACAAAAAATTCCCAATTCGGGAGACCATGCCATTCCATTCCATGCACTTGTAGATGCTGCAGTTCTTGCAACCCATCTACTCGCATAAATTTCAGTATTAACTTCTTGAGCTGTTAGACCTGCAGGTGGTAAAGCGGCTATTGCTGCCGTATTTATTGCGATATTAGCCGTGTTAGCTGCTACTGCAGCACTATTATCAGTAATTAAAGAGTATAATGGAACACCATTCATGTCCGTTAAAGTTTCGGATAAATCTCCACCATCATTTGCTAAAGCTTGATTGTGAGTATGTGCTAAAGTTTCAGGGCTTGAACTACCGCCCCCAGAGAAGCCACACAAATTAAAGACCTACCAATGGTTTAGATTTTGGCATCGCTACCATCTGACCTGATATGATTGTAGGTCCTGCAGCTCCTGGTTGAACTGTTACAGAAATAATATTCATATTTGAAAAACTCCTAAATGTTGATGCAGGTAAACTAACTAATGTATCTGTACTTGAATTTAATCTATAGCTCCCGGCGTTTGTTCCATCTTGGTTCTCAATTTGTAAACTTATTGCAACTGCATTAAATTCTGTGGGGAATGTAATAATTCTTAAAACTCCTGGTGCTGCGGCAGGTACTGTAATTAAAATGGGAAAGGATTCGTTTTGTGTATCTGCAGGTTTTGTTAAGATTTCAAAACCTTGAATAACTGTAGGCATTTTTTAAAAACCCCTAGAACATGTTTGCGTATTTTATAATAAATTGATATTGCTCTACACCTCCACCGATTACAGTTTGAGCTGTTGAGTAAGATAATTGTTTTCCACCTGCACCACCAGCTACAGAAATATTGAGCGGACCTGGTACCGTGCGCCCTGCACTGGCAGGGTCTGAGTTTGATGAGAAGAAAGTAGGACCTGCTTCTAAATTATTAATGAAAAGTCTAGTCTGAAATTGTACTGCTGCAGTTGGTTGAATCGCATTTACGAAATCAATTATTGAATTGTCTTTATTGAGTTGTTGCACGCTTAAGCCAGTGACATCATCGGTAGCCAATGCAAATACATTCACAACACCAACACCTCCAGCTGCCCTGGTGTATTGTCTCATTATTGGAACTGCCATATTATAATACCTCCATAGCAGGGGCTACATTAGCGTTTCCCCCTACACGACCTGATACCATTGGTAAGACCATAGCTCCTAAAACTCCTTCAATACCGCCCATAGCGTAACCGCCTATAGGTCCTGCATATCTTGCTATTGCAGAATTTGGCATTATCATCGAGATTACTGCGGTTGCTATTGCAGCACCGCCAACTCCTAGTGCTACTTTCTTAAGTGTACTAGAACCTGTAATAGATTTTAATCCTTTCACAGATTTTCTTCTACGCTTTACTTTATTAGTTTTTCGTTTAACTTTTGTATATGCACGTCTGGCAGTTTTTCTAATTCCACCCTTGCGGGTAGATTTTTTTCGTTTAGGTTTATTTCGTAAAGCCTTCATTTTTCTTCCCCATGCTTTAGCTGCAGCAGAGCCTTTTTTCATTTTAGCCATATCTTGTTGCCCTACCCGAAGCTCGTGAAGTATAACTACTTGATGAAGGAGAACTGCTTGTTGTTGTCTGTGAGAATCCCCCTGCACCTGGTCCAGTTGTTCCACTAGCGGTTGATGTGGTTTGACTTGAAGTATAACTACCTCCACCGCCGCCGCTTGAATGTGTAACTGTACTACCTGCAGGTGATGTAGGTGTTACACCTGGTTGGTCTGATGCTGTATTAACTACAGGGTCCGTTACAGTTGTGTTAGATGCTGTATCTGCATTTTCTTGAAATATTGCAGATGGGGAATCGTCACCATAAAATAAAGTCTTTAAACTAAATAATGGGTCCAACAATTTAGCTGAACCTGCCCCAACACCTGTTAACAAATCTTGAACTCCCCCCCCTACACTTCCAAGACCGCTACCAAAACTAAACAAAGTTTGACCTAATGCACCTGCTGATTCTGATGCAGCTCCTGGTTTGTTTATGACATTATAAAGAAAAGCAATTCCTAATCCTACTGCCGCTATTGGTAAAATTTTTGTAAGTAAACTTGTAACTACCATTATTCTATTTAATTCTTTGAGTAAATATATTTTTCCCCTTTACACGTAGGGCAATCATGAAGAGAAAACTTCTCAATACCGCTAGCTCCGACATCATTAGTTAGGACCTGACCGCATGGTATTCCTGTTACTGTGTCCTCGCATGTCTTACAAGGTTGACTGGTCTGCTGCTTCCTGGGGTTTAATATTGTTCCCTTGTTTGCTTGTGAATTTTTCCACAATTCCTTTAATTGCGTCTGGGTTTGACTTGACATAATTTGTGATAAAATCTATTGCGTTTTTGTTCTTTAAAAGTGGTCTGATAGATGCAGGTAGTTGTGGGGCTAGTTGGTCTATGATACTACCTATTGCACTAAAAGGGTCCGCTGCTTCGTCTGCAGATATTGAAACGGTTTTTTTAGCCTGGTTAACTCTACCCGTTAAGCGTTTATTTGTCGTTTCTAATTCTGAAATATATGTATCATATTGTCTTTTAATTTTACTAGATATTGGTGCGTTTCGTGTGACATTCCTAGTAGTAACAACGGCACACAAGCCCCCAAATACAACACAACCCATGATAATATAGGGTAAGAGCTGCTCATACATACTTAATCACTATCTTATTACTTAATATTTCCTTCCCTTTCCCCCAGACCCCCTATCCCTACCTTACTTTTACCTTTGTAGCACTATGTTTATCTGCGTGACTATTTATTGTATTATATCCTCAAAAGGGAAAGGCAATCTGCGGGGAATTGCTTTCTGGGGTTGGGGAACCCCAACAACGTAAAAATTTTAGATTAAATTGTTGGGGAAAATTCACTAACGTTTTTAACCTATCTGTCTGTGTATCTATAACATGGGAAGTCAAAAAGAAAGACAAGAACGGCTAGTTATTCTAGCTGAACTTAAAAAAATAAATGTGGAAGAAGGAATGAGTGAAGCCCTCAATAGAAAACTCCTAGAAGATTATATGATTCAGATGTGGTTCTTAGGACATCAGACCCGTATGGATTATCTAGAAGTCCTCTTTAGGTTGCAGACATGATTAAAGACAAATATTCCGTATGGTTATGCGGTCAATGTCAAGAACCAATTAGAGAGAAACAGGTCCG